AAGACAATCGTGTACTGGACCACGGCACGCGGCGCAGCCCCCGGCACGACTGCCGTACTTCCCTGAACAGCGACCTCTTCGTGGTCAACCGAGTCGTCAGCAATGATCTTGCGCGTGCCGTCCTCGTCTTCCTGCACCATGCCGGCGATGGCTTCGGCAGCCGCTCCGGCCAGTTCAGTTAATACCGGACGAATGAATCCCCCCTCGTCCGCTTCGACGGGAGAAGCAATCTGTTCCTCATAGTAGGCAATCTCGAAATCATCCCACTGGAGGCTCTCCATCAGGTCGCCATAGTCGTCAACAATCTCAAGGATCATCTGCGACGCTTCGGACGAATCCGTATATCCCAACTCCATCGTTCGGTTGTCTGCGAGGGCGAACGCAACCGCCCGCTTGTCATCCGCATCAATCGGCACAGCAGCGATGTGCGTCCATCCGAGACGCCTGACCGCCTCAACCTGGTGGTTCCCGGCAATTACGGTTGACGTGCCGTCTTCGTTTGGCCTCACCACAATTGGTTTAACCTGACCGAACTCCTCGTAAGAAGCCATGATCGCCGGGATGTTGCCAACCCGTGGGTTGTGCTCCAGAGAGGTCAGCGCGTCCAGCGGCGTCAGCAGGGCGCTCAGTGACTCGTTGACGTTGTGTTCCATTACGGGCCTACTTGAAATCTGACGTTGGCGTTGAGTGTTCGCATGGCGTCGATCGAGGTTCGTAACGATAGCAACTTTTCACGCTTCGCCTTAACAAGAGCCTCGGCGCATTTAAAATCAAACTGCGTGTCTGCCAACTTGTAGTCGGCCCACGACTCCCGCTCCTTGATTGACCCCTTGGCGGACAGATACTCCTTGGCCCAACTGCCCTTATAGCGCGACTCTTTCTTTGCAGCATCTTCCGCCAACTGCTCGAAGGCCTCGGTTTCGCTCTCCAACGTTTCGATCAAGTACATGAGTTGGTTCTCAATGTCGACCTGACTAATTGGCTGTGATCGGTTCACCGTTTCCTACTCCTGTCATCATCAGCAATGGCTCCCAATCAATATTGTCAAGAGCCTTAAGGTTCTCTGCGGCCCATGTGTACTGACTCTCGCCGAGTCGCTGGACGCCCATCTCGCGAAGCACCCAGGCGTCGATGCGATCCTCGATGCCCTTGCCCGACCAAGATCTGTTCGTCTTAAACGACACTGCTGAAATGACCTCAGCCTTACCGGCATTCCCGCGACCGGTAGCGAACTTGGCCCGCGAGGTGGGGGGCACGATCACATAGGGGATCCACGCCTCCTCAAATGCCACCTTCAACACTCCGCCGAGTTCCCCTAGAGAGTGTGCTCGAGTGCGCGAACCATAGGAATAGCCCTCCATAATCACACACTTGATATTTTCTTCCACACATACGCTTAAGACATAATTACGAATATCCATTAACCGGTGCACGTCTTCTTCGTATGAGTGGTAGGCAACGCCAGGGTCGTCACTCACGCATATCCCCGTTGAGGTGAGGGACGGGTCGAGGCCCAGAAGGTTCACTGCATCCAACTCCTTTTGGCCAGACCTAGGTCCACGGCCAGTTGTGGTTCCCGACCGATTCGGTCGTGGCATCGACGACAAACTGCCATGCAGTTGCTTTCGTCGAGAATGGATCCACCCTGAGAGCGTCGTTTCAACTCGTGGATATCGACACTCCCGCTTCTGACATAAGATCTTTTCCCATCATGCGATGCCCATATCGGGCAGGCTTCGCAATACGGACGGTCCTCGAGCATCCGTCGGACCAGTTTGCGGCGCTCGACATATTCGCGCTGCTTCTTCTTGCTGCGACTACGCATGGCCGGAGCCTACTCTCATTGAAGAGACAGAGAATCGACTCTGTCGAACTCCCATTTGTTGTCAAGGGTGGCCCATAACGCCCGGTCAACCGCAGTGTCCTCAAGATCAAAGTCACGCAACATGTTTCTATGGGTGCTGATTGCCCGACGGTAAAATTCTGCCGTCTCCCATGGATTCTCCTCCATGGGTTCGTCCGTGTCGATCATGGTCATGACCTGATCGAGTCGACGATCGACATGAAACTTGAACCGTTCTACCCGAGTCTTCCGCTGCCCGTAGGCACGTTCTGCCTCGTCGGCCAAACGCTTGCCCGGCCTGCCCATGCCTCCGTATCGGACTGAATCGGCTTCGGCATCAGTGGTGATGTTCTCAATCTGTTCGTCCAGATTGGCGACGAGAGCCAGAAGGGCCCTCCTCCAGCGATCCCAGTTACTCTTCTCCGTAAGCGTGTCACGTTGTTGTACTGATGCGCGATTCTTTACGTCGTCAGCAACCATTCTTGCAAAAAAATCGTCAGGTATTTGACTCACTCGATCCCCTTTGTCCATTCCGGACAGATCCCTTTGTAACTACACCAGCCACACAGAACAGACTTCTGTGCTGGGAAGTTGTCATCCTTGCAGGCCTGATCTACGTCACGCTTGACATCTTCGATGTACTGAGTTGTTTCCGCTATGTCCGCAGGACCAAACGGAACCTCATGCTTGATTCCGTCTTTCAAATACAGCAGTTCCAGATTGGTGGTTTGCCCTATTCCCAGTGTGTCGACAAGCGTTCCATAGATGCGAAGTTGCAAGAACCGTTGATCCACATATTCAGCGCGTGGCGTCTTGCCGGTCTTGTAGTCGGAAATCACAACTCCACCGTCTTCATCAAGCGTGAACCGATCGATGAACCCCTTGATAGTTATACCCGATACTTCGCCATTGAGTTCAAACTCAATCCCGTCAGGCTCGATCCCTTCCGGGTCTTCGATTTTCCACAAATTCTCGATGCACCACCAGGCCTTCCAACGGAACAGCCGGTATTCCTCTGCATCCGGAACGAGAGGCTTTACCCTTTTCTCCCAGTTGCCGCTGTCCCACGTTTCGCTAGCCAGAGCCTTGGCCCGAGCCTGCGTGCGATCCGTGGGTTCCACCTTGTACAACTCTTCAAGAACGTCGTGAACAAAGTTCCCCATCAACGCCTCCTTGCCGGAGGGGTCGGGAATCTTGTCAATCTTGTTGTACTTGAACTTGAGCGGACACTGACGGAAGGTCCCCATTGACGAGGGCGACAGGTGCGGGGGCGGTATGGCTGTCATACCAAGTACCCGTGAGTCAAACTAAAACCTGCAGGTCCGGTGGACGGTTGGGCAGGGGCCAGATCCACGCCGGGACATGCGTTTACGTCAATCGGCTCGATGGTCTCAACCATCCTGAACATTTCGGCCCCATCGATCAAGTCCTGAAGGTCGGACTTGGAGTCAAGCATCTTGGGAGTGATCTTGGCACCGTCGGTTGGGAGGGCGCCGGCAATGTTGTCCATGGCCACCTGGGTTTCGTGCTCTGCGGTCTTGTCGCTGATCCCGTTAGGTGATTTCCGGATCGTGGCGTCACAGATCGCGGGTCGAAGGTCGAGCGACATGTTCAAGAAGCCGTTCTCGAACGTGATGTCACAATCAGCAATCAGCAGGAAGTCTTGGAAATCTGCCTCTTTCTGCTTAATCCACTGGCGGCGCATGAGGCCTTCAAGCGGGGGCATACCACTGGCCTTAACGGCTTGCGCCCGTTCTGCGAAGCGCTCAGCCATCTTCTGAAAGGAAGCAATCGTCTCGGGAGTGTTCATCAGATACTCGTCCCTATTTTTTTGACTTGGGTTTATTCTTCATTCTCTCGGCTTCCTCTTCCCTGAGGCGAAGAAGTTCCTTACGGGTGAATGTGTCGAAATGGGTTCGCTGGATGCTGCCCATTATTTGAAGCGATCCTTAACGTGGTCAATCGGGGTGTCGCAGATATTGCAGAACCCCTCGTATCGCCTCACCGCTACACCGCCCATAAAGTGGCGCACGCACGAAGAGCACTTCCAGTAGGAGTCTTTGGCCCAGGTCTTAGGCTTCGACAACTTCGGCACCAAGGTCGATCTCGACACACTTGTCAATCAATGCGGTGAGGTCCGCAGCGTTGGCGGTCTGCAGGGTGGGCTTTGCCCGATCGCCAGCGAAGCCCTTCCAGAACTCACCCAACGCGACCTTCTGGTCTTGGTCGAACTTCTCGGTGAAACTCTTGAAGTTGCCCCACAACTGCTCAATCGCGGGATCAACATCCACCTGACCCTGTTCATGCAGGAGCGCTTCCTCCGAACGGGACAGGTAAAGGCCCACGCCCAGTCGCGTGGCTGCCTTCTTCAAGGCATCAGATTCCGCCGTCTTGTAATCGTTTTCGAGAGCCACAACATCACCGGTCTTCCTTGACCGGTTGATCTCCGTGCCTCCGTGGGCCTCCATCTGGACTGTGTTCCCATCTATGTTTGCTGTAAGGCACACATGGGCGATGATGTAATCCGGCTCAAGGAGATCACGCGTGCAGGTCTTGGTCTGAAAGGACCAGTTCCCTACGCCTAATACGTCATTAAGCCGGGCCATCACTTCACTCACGGGAACAAACTGGAACGACACTCCACCCTTATTCAGGGTCCCCTCCACTTCGGGCGGGAACGGTTCGGAAAGTCGCTTAAATTGATTCATACTGCTTCACCCCTTCTAACTATGATGCTTATTTTTGGCTCGGACGCATTGCAATAATTATCTGGATTAAGTCCGATCTTATTTAACTCACCAACTCGCCAATATGACGGCTGAAGATAGTCGAGAAATTGCACCATCATTTCCCTCGGCGTTAGCATTACTTCGCCGGTTTCCATGTCGATTGATGACTGGGAAATGCGGTCAGCCACATCCGCAGCAAGATCCTTATGGCGCCATCCGGATCGGTTGGATGCCATCTTGCGTTCGATCTGCGCCCCATCTCTCAGGCCGACGATCTGGTTACTGTCCATGTAGTCGCCGAGCCGGTTGGCCAGCGTGTCGTAAACGGTGGCCATGTCTCGCTTGGCGAGATTCATCTCAAGCAGCAGTTCGGCCATCTCATCGACCTCGCGGTCGATGTCGGTGAACGCCTTGATCTTGAGATCGATCTCCGCTAGGTGGTCACGAAGTGCACGAACATCATCAGGTGTCATTGAGCCTCCGGGCATTAGGTGGGGAGGGGGATTTCAAACTACAATAGCGGCTCGTTTGCGCTGAGGCAAGCCTATGCCCGTGACGTGTGAGAAGGCTCCCGTGGCCGAGTCGACCTGATCGTCATGGGCGCAGGCCTCGGGGAACGCCGACACCTCATCCAGCCAATCGGTAAGCCACTTACCCCTCACGAGACGCACGTTGCCGTTGGCCACGGCTGCAGCGAACGGACGAGCCCTGGTCACCTTGTCGCCGGTAGCCCTGATGCCCATGAGGTCAAATCCCGGCAAGACGTACCGGGCATACTGATCGATAAGCGCTTTGCCTGATGAGCCGGGCTCTTGCTCTATCCGGATCGGCACAGAACGACCATCCTCGTAAGCCGTCTGGGCTATCAGGTTCTCAATGTCCTCGCCCTTGCCTCGATGCCGTCTCACATCCAGAACGTAGGAAATGCCCTTATCGAACAACATGAGGGTGCCAACGGTCCAGTCGGGATCCGGATTCGATTGGCTCGGCTCGGTTGCCGCCAAATCCCAGAAGCGCACGGCTCGAGCCATCGGGCTAAGTGTCGGCACCTCGTCGTTTTCCATAATCACAATTGACTCACGGTCGAACATCGTCCCCAGGGTTGTGGACCACCAGTCGCCCTCTTCGAGGCGCTTCCGCTCCACTGGGTCTAGCGCCTGCAGCGACCGCCGGTACGAGTCGGCATCAATGCCGGGGTTGTCTTCGAGTTTGGATGGAACGAAGATGCGGTTGTTGTCGTCCCCCTCAACGATGAAGCGCTGTCTGACCCAATTGGGAGCGGGGTTTGACGCTGCCCTCATCCTCAATGGGACTTTGGAAACAGGACCCGACGCCGGCCGACGCAAACGAGAGAATAGGTACCGGTAGTCGTGCTCCCTGATCTCGGTGACCTCGTCCATTCCGATGAACTGGAACTCAGCGCCCTTGTACCGTAAATAATCCTGTGAATTGTTTAGATAGCCAAATGAAATTCTCGCCCCGGACGGGAACGTTGCGACGTAAATAGAGCCGTTCCATCTGATCTCCTCGATTTCCGAAATCCATGCCGAAAAGCGATCCATGATGGCGCCAGGGAGCGCAAGGTCGGCATAGGTACGACGGAAGATGATGGCGTTGTAGCCGGGTACATCCACATACTGAAGTGCCGACATGAGCAGGGCCGAGGATTTGCCGCCCCCGGCCGCACCGCCAAAGAGTGCCTCAAGGGCGTAGGTGCGCAAAAAGACCTTCTGCGTCAGCGACGGCTCCTCCGGACAATACGGAGAGTCCTTCGGCTGGAGAAATTCTAGGATTTCGTCCCAATCAATCACAGGTACAACTCCAATCCTTATACATTGTAGACGCGCTGGTACGATAGGGTAGCGCCCATGTCGCCAATGGATTGGTTGCGCTTGGTGCTGAATCGGGCAAATGCCGCAAATGTCCTGATGGTATCCTTTATTATATTCACCAGTATCGGTGCGTGGATGATTCGCCCCTCCGTGGGGCTTATAGTCGCTGGCGTGTCATGCGGGGTCCTTGGCTTCCTACTAGGTCTTGAGTAAATATGGCTTGGAACTCTACACAGAATAAGAGTCTCGGCAATACGAGCGTTAAGCAAGTTATTGGTCCTGGAGCGCCTGTTGCCCAAAACCCCAATTTTGCTGGCCGGGCGTATCGCGACCAATGGGACATCGAACAGGCTTACCGTCAAGGGGTACAGAAGGTCACCTGGGTCGCCAGATGTATCGACGCCATCGCCGGCAACCAGGCTCGCCTGCCCGTCATCCTTCGGAAGGACAACTCTCCAGACGGGGAAATCGTTAAAAGTAAGAAGATGAATAAGGATTCGATCCTTAGCATACTTAATACAAAATCCAATATTGGGGAAAACTCGTTTATCTTCCGATACCGCCTCTCCTCCCAACTCCTTATGGGGACCAGAGGTGCGTTCATTGAGAAGTTGCGGGGACGTGACGGGCGGATCATCGGACTCAACCTGCTGCCACCACAATCCACCGCCCCCATTCCGCATCCCAAGTTATTCGTAGCCGGCTACGAAGTGCTGATGCCGGACGGGACAAAGGTCATCATGAAGCCGGACCAGGTGGTTTGGATCCGACGTCCACACCCGTTGGACCCGTACCTCTCGCTGACCCCCATGGAGTCCGCGGGCGTGGCTATCGAAATTGAGAACCTCGCCAAGTTGTACAACCGTAACTACCTTCTCAACGACGGCAGGCCGGGCGGGCTGCTTGTGGTTAAAGGCGAACTTGACGACGACGACAAA